CATGTTTAGCCCAGTTCCATTTTTCATTTTTAGCCGCTTTAGCATCATTTTCATCTGATTCTTTCTCAGATAGTTTTTCTTCTGGTTCTTCTTCCGAGACCTCTAAGACTGGTTCAGGGTCTTGAGTGCCAGGTGGGGCTCCAGGTAATTCCATGACAATATGAAGATTAGTTATAGAATTATCATATACTTCTACCGGATCCAGACCATCTTCTGGTGAGGAATCGCTCATTTCTAACATTAACGGCGGTTCCTGCGAAGGAGGATCAACAATTACTAATTCTTGAGCGATAGATTTTAACATTTATGTACCTCAATTGATTATCTTTTAATATGTTAAATTATTCAGGTTTTTGTTAACAAATCCCAATCATATTCCCAAATATGGACTAAATGGTAATGATTTTTCAATATATTTTCTTTCTCCAACGTAGCTAAATACAGCTCTCCAAATTTCTTTTTATTAATGGAATTTACCGCTTCAGCTGAATAGACTTGAGGATTGCCGTGCCAAAAATCTCCGTAAAATTCGTAAATAGTATTAGTAGCAGGATCAAACCCATCCACCTTAAAGATTCGATTATTAATTTTGATAGTTTGTTGAAGTTTAAGATTCGGATTATTTAAGGATTGAATCCAAGCTTGTTCTTTTTTAGAACTCCAATTACTACAATTAGGGCATCCACATTTGCCAATAATATGAGCATGAGGTGTTTGCCAAAAAGTCCCATGGACGGAACAAATAATGGGAATTTTAATTTTACTGGATTGATAATTGACTAAACTATAATCATATTTGAATTGATGAATTAATTGTGCGCTGGCAATAAATTCTGCAGTAGTCGGACGGTATAATTTGGAACATTTCGGGCAACCATAACCAGCTAAATGATCTCCAGCTACTTGATTAAAATTACCGTGAAGTGGACAAGTAATAGTTACTTTATGCTTAGAAGTTATATAATTTACTTGATGATAATCATATTTATGATCATGTATTTTCTCACTTTTTTCAATAAAATCTTGAGTAGAAGCTCGCAGTTTATTAGATTTATTTATTTTTCCGCATTGCTGACATCCATGGCCGGCTAAATGGAATTTGGGTAGAATTTCAAATTCTCCGTGAATAGAACAAATTATCTTAACTTTTGTTAAAATATTAACAAATGTTACTAATGAATAATCATAAGTAACTCCATGGATTAATTGAGATTTTTCTACAAATTGAGATAAGGTCAAAGATTTTTGCCGGCCTCGTTGTTGATACGAGCAGACTGAACAACCATGACCTTTTAAATGTGATCCGGCAGTTTGTTCAAATTTACCATGAATCGGACAAATAATAGTAATTTTACTATCACTGCCACGGTACACTGCCGCAGAATAATCATAGTAATTATGATGTTTAGCGAGAGCGGCTTGAGTCCAAGCCATTAAAGAGGACCGTTGACTCATCCTGGATCTATAACATTAGTAGCGTTGATGAATCAAACTATTAGGGCCTAAGGTACCATAAAATGGATTAATATCATTAGGTTGGTCTAATTCTTCTTCTGTGACATCGACTCCATCTGGTAATCCATACAAATCAGTCGGCAAATATTGTTCTAATAATTTTTCAATATTATCGATTTTAGGCCCTGTGGGTTGATCGGCATAATCTCGACCAAAGTTTAATTTGGTGGGGTCTTTATCTTCCAAATCATTATCAGGAAGATATTTATCTAAATATCCTCCGGCCGGATTAAGATATTCCATTAAGTTATTTTGCTGACCAGTAATTAATTCTGGATTAACTTGGTTATCAGAAGGAAAGTCAATGGCTACTTTTAAGAGATTAGATAAGACTTTAGTTCGAGCAGTTTTTTTAGCTTTATATTTGCCTTTTAAGTTTTTAGGATTTTTTCTAGTGCCCGGACCATATTTACCAGGAACATTATATAGATCATAATTACGATAAAACGGCTCTTCAAATCTCGGCTGGACTACTTCGGCCGGATCTATTTTATATTTTCGTTTTTTCGGAGTGGGTTCGTTGACTCCTCCCCCACCTTGAAAATAAGCTGTTTTTATTTTTTGGTTTAATTGTCTCTTAACCAAATCTAATAATTTTACTATCGGCTTAGTTTGTTCTTGGTCTAGCAAGATGTAAGAAACATTTTTTAACACTGGAGCGCTAAACCAAACTACCATATCTAGTGGATTTTTAGCTTGCAATAAATCAGTAACTACTTTATTTTGATTATTTAATAACACATCAATAATACCCTGCTCATCTCGATAATTAGATAAATCTTTAAGAGAAAGTTTACTGGTCAAAAATAATTTATTAATATTTTCATTATCTATCTTGTTTAGCAAGTCTGACATGTTCTTGTTCATATAATTATTTGAACGAACTGCATTTTTAAAATAATCTAATTCTAATAATTTAGGTAAATATTTAGGATGGTCATAATAGATGATCTCGAGAATAGCCGCTGAAATTAAATCACTTAATTCTATTCCATCTTGATTTGAGGCTAAATTACCTAAACCTAGTTCTTTTATTGAAGTGGCATCGAGATCCACTCCAAAATCTTCTACTAATTTATTCGGGTTAACTTTTTCTAAAATAGAGACGATATTATCTCTGAGATTATAAATTCTATCTTCTTCTGCTTGTTCTCTTAATCTTGAACTATCCTCATCATATTGATGATAATTTTGCTCAGCTTCAAAATCTTTTTGATATTGTTTAAATATTTCTGGATTGGTATAATATTCCCATTTTTCATCATCCATATATTCAGAGACAGGCGTATGATAAGAATGTCTCCATGGTTCTTCTTCCTTTAATAATACAGGCTCTGGAGTAGTCAGGCTTTTTAATAGTATTTCTTTAGCTTGAGTAATATCTAACATTTTCTCATGACCATTAACAGGATTAACATCGGGATAATTTTTCACCACTAATTCTTTATATTTCTTTTTTACATCTTCTTCTGTAAAATTTTCCAATAAACCAAACAATTGTTTGGCTTCTGACACGGATGAAATGGCAGCATATTTAGATAAAATATAAGAAACGGTGGTATTTTTTTTCATAAAAAATGGTCTCATAACAGGAGTAATAGGAACATAATTCCACAAATTCATCTGAGTCAGATAAAAAGCGGCACGTTCCGGATTAAATTCAAAAGCAGAATTTAGTTTTTCTGTTAAAGATTTAGGAGTCGAGATTTTTACTGACTCTGGATGTGCCGCCACATAGCTGATAATATTGGGATCAATATTAAAATCTAATTTGGAGGCCAAATAAATAGCACGAACCACTCTATTTTTATTAGTTAATAAAGTAATTTCTGGAGATAAACAAGTTCTAATTATTTTCTGATCAATATCTTGTAATCCGTGATAAGTAGGATCGATGACATTTTTTAGATCTAAGGATAATAATAATGAATTACAAGTAAAATCTCGACTAAACATTTCTTTTTGCATACTAGTTGGCTTAGTAATACCTTGTTTAATCAAAATATTATCAATATTAGGAATATTAAAATTGGAAGAAAAATCAATTTTAAAATCACCTAAATAAATAGTTCCGTGACCATCTTCATGAATTTTAGTCGTGACATCATATTGTTTAGCTAATGCATTACCAAATTCTTGCGCTAAAAATTGTACTTTTTTATCTCCAGTAGTAATATCTAGATCAGCAATATGATCTAATCTTTCCATATACTGATCCCGAGGCGTACCTCCACAGATCATCGGCTGAGACGAGCCGATTTTATTAGATATAGATTGCATTTGATCTAATAAATTACGTAATTTCATGTTATGGTTTGACGGCGGGTGGTGGTGTCACGGGTGCTACTGGAGCAGGAGGGACCGATAAATCTTCTTCGATTTCTATTTCAGGAGTTTCTTTAGATTTATTTTCTAATTCCGACATTTCCTGTTGTTTTCTCATTTGTTTTCTGGCTTTATCTTTATTCTCATCTTGCTTTAATTTTTCTTTAATTTTATCTACTTCTGGATTGGAAGGGGGTTCTTCTCCCGTCAAATCAATTTCTTTGGTAGCCATGGCTCCATGTAATTTAGATAAAATATCTTCTAAACGAGTAGAAATATAATTATTAGATTCTAAAGCTTTATTAGTAGCTTCTGATAAGGAGGGGAAGAAAGAGGCTAATCCTAAACTATCTAACATCATATCTACAATGCCTAATTGACGAGGCACTTCTCTAATTTTGAAGATTTTAGCTAAATCTTCTAATTTAACTACTACATCAGCAATAGTAATATTAGAGAATACTTCATTAACTTTAGTGTCAAAATTAGGAGTTAATTTTCTATGTTTAGCTCTTTCAATATCCTCTTCTGAAATTTCTAACTCTTCTTTAGTGACTGGTTTATCTGGATCTGCCTCTGGAGTGGTAGGCGCGGCCACTGGAGCAGGATCCAAAGGAGCCGGGGCTGGAGAAGTAGTAATTGGCTCATCCACTTCTAATTTAGGAGTAGCAAGTTGAGCTTCAGTGACTAATAACTCTTCTTCATTAACTTCTAAATTATCTTCTACCTCTAAAGAGTCTTCTGATAATTGCTTATCTTTAGGAGCGTATTGCCCATTATTTAAACCAGATAAAAATTCTTCAATAGCTGGTGGTGTATTTACTGTCCCAGACGCACTGGTTCCTGGAGCCATGCCGGGTCCAGTAGAAGGTAATCCTCCTGGGGCTCCTGGATGACCGGCTCCAGCAGGATCTCCTGCAGAAGCTGGAGCTACTACCTCTGTTCCGGAGGGTGTACCAGTCGCCGATTCTCCCGAGGCGGCCGGAGTTTGAGCATAAGAGGCTAATAAATTAGCAGCTTGATAAAATCCACGTTTATTTAACACATTAGCTTCTCTAATAATCATATCTTCATATAATTTAGTAGAGGTGCTAACCTTATTAATCATTTGAATTTTTTTCTTTAATTCATAAATGGCTTCCAATAAAGATTGGAATTCTTTGCCAGAGAAAATATTGCCTTCTGGAGAACGTAGTAATTTTTCTGCAGAATCTAATCGACCAATTATTTTATTACGCTGTTTTTCAATTGTTTGTCGTTTTTGAGTATCTGAAACGGCAGTTTCTCGAGCAAAATCAATATCTTGACCGGAGGTGTGTTTTTCAGGAACCGATTCATCTTGTTTAATTTGTAAGAAATAACCCGGACCCAAATCATCATTTTCATACCACAATTTGGCAAATTTATACTTCATATGATCTCCAGACTCATAAAACTTCACCCAATTAAGAAAATCAAAGGTTTCCATAATATGCCAACCATTGGTGGCCCGACGAATAGCTTGCACTCTATTTTCACCTTGTTGTTCACTTCGATAAATATTTTTTACCGTTTCTAGCCACTTCTGAGTATTATGTTGACCCGGAATATTAAAATAATCTCGATTATTAGGATAAGCATCCTTCTTACCAAAATCTAAGGTAGGAATATTATCTAACTTGAATTTATCATAATCAATAGAATACTCATCAAAAAATTCCATTAATTTTTCTAATTTTACTTTCATTTCGTCTGAAAGCTCTAATTCTTCATCTTGGTAAGGATGAAGATCTAATGTTGAGGTAGATAACAGGGTTTTCATTGATTAACTTTTTGGTTAATAGTTTCATTTAATAGTTTTGCTTCAGCTAATTTCATTTCTTGACTGGGTCCAGCTTCATGGGTCGGTTGTTTTAATTTTGCCATTTTTTCTGCAAACACTTCCATAAAGTACATGGAGGTCTCTAAATCCATTTGAGACAACACCTCTTTAATTACATCATGAAATACTGAAATATGCTGATCTACAACCTGTAAAGTAACATTATGCTGAATCACTTGATCAGCTGCTGGTTTTTCTTTCCATTTATGATATTTATCTAATAAATTACCTAAAATATCAGCGTATTCTGCAAATAATCGATCCACTTTGGTATTAATATTGCGAGGATCTTCCATCATCTCATCAAATACTTGAGCCATTCGAGTTTCTACATTAATCGCCATCGTGGCCATAATTCGTTCAATATCTAACTCATTATTAGCTACTTTTAGTAACGCGTCTTTATAAGTTGGATTATTTCTGACCGCTAATTTTAATTCATCTTCTGGTTTATTAGTCATACCAGTTTTAGTAGCCGCAACGTCTTGCAACATATCATTATAAAAATCTAAATAATTATCATTAAAAGATTTAATGTGTTTTTCTGATAAGACTAATTTAGCTTCACTCACAGCACTATACTTAATTTTTAACCATTCATGAATATCACTGGCAGAAATACCAATGACCAATTTCGAAATAATTTCATCCTTATCTGGATGTTCTAATATTTTTTTATAAGCCGGCTTATTCATCTAGAATAATATGATTTTATCGCCAAATTTATACACATAAAAAAATGGCCGTGAAGTTTTCACGACCATCTATATCTTAAATGATAATTATATTATTTATTATAGCCAAGTCGATCTTCGCGACTATCGAAGATGGCATGATACGGAATTTCTAAGACTTGAGTTTGATTAGCTACATCGCCTCCTGGAACTTGAGCACCATTAGTTAATTCAAATCCAGTCTCAAAATTATAAGATTTTTTATCTAGCTCACATTGCCACATATGCTCTCCCACTCTGGCAATTTGCACTCCTGGATGATCTGGGCAATAACGAGTGCTTAAGGGAGCTTCCAACACTTTATAAGTTTTGGTCATATTGCTTTTATCAATTATTTTCTCAGCATCAGCCGTTTTATTGGTTTCATTTAATTCTTGAGTTGGATTCTCATATTTTTTCTTTAATTCTACTAACCGTTGGTCTTGTAAATCTTTTCTCTCGGCATATGCATGAGGTGGAGCCGCAATAGATAATAATAACTCATCTAAAACTGAAGCTTGTTTTTTTAATTCTGGATCGCCCGAAGCATCAAACATAGCAGCTAACGCGGCCGTTTGCTCAATAGCTTCTGGAGTAATCTTGGATTCTGCGGGAGGCTCAATTTCATTGACTTGTTCTGCCGCATTTTTCAGCAAAGCTGCCGCCAAAATGCAATTTTCTGCCACAATTTTCATGCTATCTTCATGATATTCAGATAATAATAATGCCTCATTATCTGGGCTCTCTAACCAAGCCGCCATCGCCTGTAATATTTCAGCAACTCTCATAATAGCTCCTCATTCCACATCTTCAAATTGTTTGGCATTAGTTTGTTTGCTTTTAAACCAGTCCATTATTTCTTGAGTGGCTTCTGCAATTTCTGGACCATCTGCTGGAACATGCCCACGATCAACTGCATTGATTAAAGTAGTTAATTTTTCTTTTAACTCTGGATCTGATAATACTTTTTCTAAGATATCTAACGAATGTAAACCATATTTTTGAGCAGCCGGAGTCATTAAAAACATTCGTAACTTATCTTTACTTAACTCTTTTCTTTCTGGTAACACTCCACCACCAGCTAATTCTACCTCTTTAGGTAAAAAGACTTTCAAAGTCTTCGCTTGCTTTTCTAAAATATGCGACAAACGATATAACATAGTTTCAAATTTAGATTTAACTAATTCTCGATAATTTTTTTCCGATTGCTTCGTGACTCGAATAGAATCATGAATAAAATTACGTACCGTTTTGTCTTTATCATCTTTTACTTCTTGAATTGCCCCTAACATCTTATTAATACTATTAAATAATAACGCCGGAGATTCTGCTAATACATCCAAATTAGCAATCATTTTATTCATATTGTGAACAAACGATACCGTAAATGGTTCTCCCATTTGAGCCACCATAGCTAAGACCGGCTCTTTCGCCGTTTGACTATTAACATATAAATTATAGGCAGAAATTAAATCGGATTTTACCTGCCCCATAATGTCAGCAAGGCCGGCTTGAGAGGTAAAATTATACTTTAATTCTAATAAATTAGCCAGTCTCACTATTCTCATAATCATCCAAAAATTTTGTAGTTGTTAAAAATTGCGCCTTCATAGGTCTCAGCCATGCCCCTACGATACATCGGTCGGCAATTTCCATCTTTGTCTTGGTAAACTTTATGAGTCGGTAATCCGGTCTGACTGCAAATGGGATGCTCACTGGTTTTATTGTGAATGGCATGAGCGCATTTATGCACAGGCTCATTATTTTTATTAGCTAACGCGCTCATATAAACGCTAAATCCAGTAGCATATGCTTTGGTATCTCCACTATGAGCTAAGACATTTAACGCATCTTCGGCTTTAGCGTAATTCGTTTCAGCTAAGGCCGTACGCAAATTATCTAATACTTCACTGGGCTTTAAGCCAGAGAAAGTTGAGGCGCCCGCAGCGGCACGATAATCGCTGGTATTTTTGACATATAATTCGTTAATACTCTCTTGATTAAATGATTTCACCGCCCCATTACATAACATAATAGATGGTTTCATAATTTTACCCGAGGCAATTTTTACCGGAACCGTAAATCCAACCCGACCCACATCTAATGAGACATGGTAAAAAATAGAGTTATTATCGCTCTTGGCAATAACTACTTGTGGGTTCTTATGACCATAACTCTTTAACTCTCTAATAATATGTTCTCGAGCAATTTTAACTTTTTCTTCCCCAAATTGCCAAATAGCTTGGCCTTGAGGAGTAGTAAATTGCTTCTCAAATGACATAAATTCATCTGATTTAGCAAATTCAATATCTTTACGTCCTGCTTCGGCCACTTTTTGTCCCACAATCGAATTATCAAAAAATTGAGACTCTCCTTGACGAGAGGCAGTTAATTTAGTTAACGCAATTTCTGCATCGCTAATTTCTCTGTTTTCTGAAGCAGCAGTAGTCAGAATCGATAAAATCTGAGATCCATTAATTTTTAATTTAGTCCCGGCTTGAGTCGTTAAATATGATTTAATAGCACTATGATTTAACTCTTGCGGGCCAACATTACCCATAAATACCGAAGCTTCTAATACTTGATCCTTTACTGTTTCTACCGGAATAAATAAACTGGTCATCCCTTTAGGAGTCTCATAATTAGCTTTAATCACTAAAAACTTTTCATTACCCTCATCGACCATTAAAGAAGTAGGTGTTAAATTCCAAGCATCTAAACTAGAGGCCACTGAATGTAAGGCTTGTGAAGCTAATTTCTTAGAATACATCTTTAATGGCGCATTATTAAAGACACTATCTAACGCACTAGCTAATACCTGGTCTTGTACCTCATAACGAACTTCGGCTGTTGATTCATCTCGTGGAAAATATTTTGGCTCGGCAATCGGAGAAGTTAATCCTAATTCTTCTTGAAAAAGTTCGGCAAATTTAGTATTACGAGAATATAATTTATTAGCTAGAGCTTTTAACTCTCCCTTGCTAATAAACACGTTCTCATTATCTACCATTTTACCAATAATCCGATGCATCGCCCCAATGGTTTGGTCTTCCGGATAAGCGGCATTAGCTTGCGCTAATTTAATAGCTAATACAGGTGTGGCAAGTCTCTCATTATTAAATAATGATGTATTTAGAGAACTCACTAATTTATGTAATTTATCAACGCTCATTTTCAACGCCTATATGGTAAGGTTAAGCTAACATTTCTGGGTACTTACTTAATACCTCTTTTTTAGTTGATTCTGGCAATTCATTCAATAATGCTTGTACTAATTTTTTATTAGTAGCCAATTTATTTGGCAAATAACTTTGAACCTTATCTAACTCAGCTGCCGGAATCCCCAATTTACTAGCTGCTACCTTGACAATCGGATCCCCGTTATAAGAAACATGTAAAGTACCTGCCGTTTTACTCAATACCACATCCCAAGAAGCCGTTTTTACGTCCTCTTCTGGTTGATATAAAGCCACAATATACTCGCCATCATCTGCACTCTGGACTTGCCATAAATCAGCGCCCTTATCGCCTTCCTTGAATCTAACAATGTCAAAGGCCACAGTTTCAAGTTTATCTTTTACTTCGCTCAATCTATAAGCTTTCTTATAAATTTTATTCTCTAAACTTGAATAATCTATACTAAATTTTGACATTACGTCTCCCATTAAATAAAATACGCCTATTATAGATAAACAAATATTGATATTATTCTTGATTAATTGTCCCCATCACTCGTTGGCGCTCCCAATACTTCTTCCTCGCTCTCGACATCTTTTCCAAGGTTTCTGGAGTATGACTCTTACCGACCCAACTCTGATCACATCCCCTTAACGGAATAGCGTTCCTCTTCAGCACTCGGTAAATAGTTGATACTCTTACCCCATATTCTTTTTCAATTTCAGAAATAAGATCCCCACTCTGATACGCCATAATAATAGATAATTCTAATTCTTGATCTATCTTTAATTTTGCCACTCGCTTTTGAATAGCTTCCGGAGAACACTTTCTGCCCAAACTACTCCGCTTAATTTTTGCTTTTGCTTCCGCTGAATGACTCTTCCCCAACATAGGGTGTGGATGTTCTGCATGCCAAGCTTTAATTTTAGCAGAATTTTCTTGTTTCCATTGCTCTGTTTGTGGGCCTCGCTGCTTTCCAGACCAATAACTAGATATTTTGGCCGTTCTCTCTAATAACTCTTCTGGAGTTAAATTGGCCAATTGTTTCTTTACGGATTGAGAGATCTTTTCTTTGGTTTCCAACGAATGCTTACCTCCTCGACCGCCTTCTTTCAAATTATAACCAATATGAGAATCTTGACTTCGATATTGCTTAATATAATATTCTTCTAAATAATCCGCTGTCTCTTGATCATAACACTTAACCAAGATTTCATATTTGAAATTTTGGGCCCCATATTTGACAATAGCCTTATACAAATAAGGAGAGTTCCTATATTTTGATCCTTTTTTACCCATTCGAGAGTGAACTGAATTCCAAGTTTGACCAATATAAATCTTATTATTGATTACATTAGTTAACAAATAGATTTTACAGGTTGGCTCTTCGTTGTCGTCGGTACTCATTAAAACAGCTTATACAATAAGTGTTATAGCCAGAAGTAGTGTGCTGATGTTTTCTAAAACAGCTAAGTTCTTTTAGTTGCCGGCATCGACCGCACTCTTTGACATATCCATCAAAATATAACCTCTTTTTAGCAATTTTAGATTTGGCAAGTAAATATTTTCCGGCCTTTTGTTCAATAATCGATTTAAGCCGATGACATACAGCACATAACACCTGGCATTTAGCCAATTCTTGATGCAAAATTTCTACTTTACTACTTTTCAACTGTGATATATTAGATAACTTGTGTGCTGGATTGATATGATCCATTTGCATATTATAGCTAGGGTATTGTTGACCACAGTAAACGCACGGTTGTTCTTTGAACTGATTAATTATATTAATATTTCTTTGTTGATGTGGTTTATAAGCAGTGGCCGTTTTTAAACGACAAAAGGTCCGCGCATTATGACATAACACGCAAACCAATTCACATTTCTTGATTTCTTCTAAGATCTTTTCTTTCGGACTATTATCTAACACCATCCGAGACACATTTTTATATTTAATGCCTCGACCTGGTACGTGATCATAATCTAAACAAACGGGATCATATATTTTTCCACAATCCGTACAAGGAATATTGGCTTTAAGTTGTTGAAACCATTGAATTCTTGCCGCTCTTCTTTGGTTAGTATAGTATCTACTGGCTGATAAATTTTCTTGATATTTTCTCTTTTTATAGTTTTGATGACAGGTGGCACACCATTTTGTCTTGGGCACAAATTGAGTTTGAGGCATTTGGCATTGAGAGCAAAGTGTCACAGTGACTTACCATTTTTCATCTCGACATTCGGCGATTTTCTGTAAGATTTCTTTGATCTTGGTGTCGTTTTCGATGATTTTGCGGATTTTCTTTCTCGCGCCACCGTAGATCTTTTTCCCGTTCTTATAATCCACGTTACCGTTCAGCGATTTCGTAATTGAACTTTGATTAACATTTAACATCTTAGCAATTTCCATCTGGGTATAACCATCAGCATACAATCGAATCACCTGACGTTGACGAGGAGTTAACAAAGTTTCTACCACTCTCCAAAATTCTTTCTTCAATTGATCTTCTAAATCAATTAGATTTTCATTATATTGAAAGGGGTTTAAGCGAGACGAGATGCTGTCTTCGTTGCAGAAGGATTCGAGCATTTCGTTGGAGCAGGCGGTTTCGAGGAGTATCCATTGGTACTTATCGCTTCGGTTTTTTCTCGGTTCCATCATCACCTCATTTACAGTTGAACACTATGTCTTATTAATATATCCCTAATAGTTGTTTTGCTACACTTATATTTGATAGCCAGGTCAGTTCTGGAATATATTTTTTGCTGATACTCTTGACATATCTCTAGTTCTTGCTCTGCAGAGAATAATTTCTTTCTCTTATTATTGGAAGCAACTCTTAAAGTAATATGATGACGAATTAAAATATCGGTAATGACAGTCCGGTGACATTGGAATTGTTTAGCTAATGAGTAGGCAGAATTATTATTAATATATAATTGACAGATTTCTTGTTCTATTTGAGGCGGAAATTTTCTTTTGGAAAGTTTAGGTTGACCGGCTTGAGATTGAGAAATTTTTAATTTCCAATTATTGGGGAGTGTTTTTCCAGTATTGGTTCCAGTTTTCCCTACATGAGATTGGGATATTTTTTCTTTCCATTCAGGAGAGAGGGTGCCTCCTTTATTCCAATTATCGTGAGATTGATAATATTTTTTAAGGCTGTGACTAATTTTAGCCGCAATAATTGGATCTTGAGATTGCAGCATACCACCTTTGTCCACATTGTATCCAATATTGGGATGACGGCTATTTTCTTGTTGGATGATCAGTTCTTCTGAACAATTAGCTTGGTCTTGGGAGAGGCAGGTGGCAATTATTTGGAAAGAGAAGGAGTCTGGCCCATATTTACGGATGGCGGCGGTAATAATTTGCTTACCTTTTTGGAGTTTAGCATTAGATTTATGCTGTGACCATCTTCGAGAGGGATTAATAGTTTGCCCAATGTAAATTTTTCCATTTATTAAATTGGTAATTTTGTAAATAAAAAGCATAGAAATTTGGATGTTACCATAGAGCTTTCAACTTAACTAACCGCCAATATTCTTCTTTTGAAGAAATAAAGCGGTTATTTAGCCAAAATTCTTGATAACCATCGGCATATTCTATGGCTGGACCATCTTCTCGATGACATTGACCATGAAGATACCATTCTTTATATCCATCAGCCAGTTCTACTGCTGGACCACCTTCTCGATGTCTTTTGCCATGAATCCACCATTCTTTATCTCCATTACTCCTCTCTATGGCCGGACCATCTTCTCGATGTAATTCATCATTCCAATAGTATCTTTTAGTCCCACGTTCATTTATTTTTATTTCTTGCATACTTTACCACAAAGCTTTTAATTTAACCACTCGCCAATACTCTTCTTCTGTATATTCTTTGCCTTGAAGGTACCAATATTTTTCTCCACTAGCATATTCTATGGCTGGTCCATCTTCTCGATGGAGTTGACCGTGAAGAAACCATTCTTTACCTCCCCAAAAAAATTCTCTGGCTGGGCCATCTTCTCGATGATATTTTCCATGGATAAACCATTCTTTATCTCCATTCTCATATTCTACTGCTGGTCCCGCTTCTCGATGTCGTTGACCATGAAGGTACCAATCTTTACGTCCATTAAACCATTCTATGGCCGGACCATCTTCTCGATGTAACTTATTATTCCAATAATATCTTTTATTACCATCTTTATCTATCTTAATTTTTTGCATATTATTACCACAAACCCTTTAGTTTAACTAAGCGCCAATATTCTTCTTCTAAATATTCTGTGCCTTGAAGAAACCACTCTTTTTCTCCATTAGCAAATTCTACGGCGGGCCCATCCTCTCTGTGCCGTTGATCATGAAGCCACCAAGATTTCTCCCCATTATTTAATATAATGGCGGGCTCTTTTTCTCGATGTAATTCTCCATAACGATACCAACCCATATCTCCATCAATAGTTTCTACTGCCGGACCATCTTCTCGATGTTTCTTATTATGAAGAAACCACACTGTAGTTCCATCAGAATATTCTATCGCTGGCCCATCTTCTCGATGCAATCGACCATTCCAATAATATTTTTTGGTACCAAATATATCTATCTTAATTTCTTGCATTGTGTTACCACAAACCTTTTAATTTAACTAATCGCCAATATTCTTCTTCTGAATAGTCTTTTCCTTGAAGATAAAAAGCTTTCAATCCATCAGAATGCTCTATAGCTGGGCCATCTTCTCGATGACGTTGACCATGAAAAAACCAATATTTATTTCCATTAAACCATTCTACGGCAGGTCCATCTTCTCGATGGCATTTACCATAAAGATACCAAAATTTCTCTCCATTAGTATATTCTACTGCCGGACCATCTTCTCGATGAAGTTGACCATGAATCCACCATTCTTTAGATCCATCATGCCATTCTATGGCTGGCCCATCTTCTCGATGTAGCTGATACTTCCAATAATATTTTTTAGCGCCACATATCTCTTTTTTAATTTCTTGCATACTTTACCATAAAGCTTTCAATTTAAGTACTCTCCAATATTCTTTTTCTGTATAATTTTTACCTTGAAAGTACCACCATTTATTTCCATAAGCATCTTCTATTGCCGGACCATCTTCTCGATGGCATTGATCATGAAGATGCCACTCTTTACGTCCATTAGGCAACTCTATCGCTGGACCATCTTCTCGATGAAGATGACCATGAAGATACCATCGTTTCTCACTGAAACTTTCTATGGCTGGAGCGCCTTCTCGATGGCGCTTTCCATGAATCCACCATTCTTTATCTCCATTTAAATACTCAATTGCAGGCCCATCGTCTCGATGGCGTTGATCATGAAGCCACCATTCTTGATGTCCATTAGTCCATTCTAATGCCGGGCCATCTATTCGATGAAGATGACCATGAAGATACCAGGATTTATCTCCATTAAACCATATTGCTGCCGGGCCATCTTCTCGATGACGTTTGCCGTAAGAAATATATTCTATAATTCCTTTTCTTTTTAATATTTTTTGCATAAGTTAACCATTTCACACTTTAACTGCAAACGATAAGGTATCTTCTTGAGATAATGAAAAATAATCATCTACATCCTTGTACTGATCAGGCAAGTAAAAGTTTTGAATATTTGCATATTTGCCATATTTATGGGTAATAAATTTACGACCCTTTTCTCCGGCCTCATCATTATCCAATAATAAAAATATATTATCGGTATAACGACTTAAAACAGAGAATTGATAATCTGTCATACTAGAAGTCCCTAAGGCTACCATATTATTAAAGCCTTTTTCTCTTGCTTTAATTACATCAAATTGACCCTCTACCAAATAAACGCTATTATTTTTAATAATATGTTCTTTATTTTCATATAAGCCGAATAAAAAATTGCCTTTTTTAAAGTTCTTAGTATTCTTGTATTTAGGTATACCTAAGTTTTTATATTCTGATTCGCTTAATAAGGTTCGACCCACAATACCAACTATTTCCCCATATGGATCTTTAAACGGCATAATAATAGGATAATGTTCAAAATAACAAAAATTAAGAGACCTAATCCCTCCAGAATCTTCAATAATTTTGGAATACAGCAAATTACTATTAATTAGTTCAGCTTCTCCGACCAAATCAATTAATACGGGCAAATTATCTAAATTGGGGAAAAATCCAAAATCAAATAGTTCTTGACTACTAGCGGAGATTCTTGAATCTAGATATTCTTTGCTAGTTTGAGCTTCTGGAAAGCTAGTCAGCAAATATTTGCAAGCATCAATAATTTTATTAAACATAATAACTATTTACCATAAAGCTTTTAATTTCACTACTCTCCAATATTCTTCTTCTGAATATTCTTTATCTTGAAGATACCAGCTTTTAGCACCATCTTCACATTCTATAGCTGGACCATTTTCTCGATGAAGCTGATCTTTAAAATACCATAATTTGTCTCCATTAGAATATTCTGCCGCTGGACCATCTTCTCGATGACATTTTCCATGAAGATACCATTCTTTAGACCCATCATAATATTCTCTGGCTGGACCATCTTCCCGATGACGTTGACCATGAAGCCACCATTCTTTATGGCCATGAGCAAATTCTCTGGCTGGTCCATTTTCTCGATGACGTTGACCATAATAATACCAATCTTTATCTCCATTGTAGAATTCTGCTGCTGGACCATCTTCTCGATGGAAGAGACCATTCCAATAATAATATTTTCCCCAGTGATCTTCTTTAATTTTTTGCATAACTTCACCATAAAGCTTTTAGTTTAACTCGTCTCCAATATTCTTGCTCCGAATATTGTTTACCTTGAAGGTACCAATATTTATCTCCATTAGTCCACTCTATTGCTGGACCATCTTCTCGATGACATTTTCCATGAAGATACCATTCTTTAGTGCCATGAGACCATTCTATCGCTGGACCATCTTCTCGATGTAATCGGCCATTCCAATAATATTTGGAAGTGCCATCTTTATAATTTTTAATTTCTTGCATATTTCACCATAATGCTTTCAACTTAAGTATTCTCCAATATTCTTCTTCTGAAAGAATTAAAGAATTTTGTAACCAAAATTGTTTTGCTCCATTAGAGTATTCTATAGCAGGGCCATTTTCTCTATGTTGTTGGCCATGAATAAACCAAAATTTGGATCCATCAGCATGTTCTAATGCAGGACCATCTTCTCGATGGAATTGACCATGAAGACACCATTTTTTCATTCCATCAGCGCCTTCATGGGCTGGGCCATCTGCTCGATGGAGTTGATCATGAATCCGCCACTCTTTAGTTCCATTAACACATTCTAGAGCCGGGCCATCTTCTCGATGCCGTTTTCCATGAAGCCACCATTGTTTAGATCCATCAGCACCCTCATAAGCTGGATGACCTACTCGATGTCTTTGGCCATGAAGCCACCATTCTTTATCTCCATTAGCATGCTCTACAGCTGGTCTATCTTCTCGATGCTTCAAACCATGAATAAACCACATCTTAGTTCCATCAGCATATTCTACGGCAGGGCCATCTTCTCGATGTCGCTGACCATTCCAATAATAATGTTTAGTGCCAAAATAATCTATCTTAATTTCTTGCATAGAATTAATCATTCTCTTCTTTTTTCAAGAGCTCTTTTAACATTTCTTTAAAAATAGGAGTTAAATTATCTAAGGGTCCGGCACAAGTTCCACACACTACTTTAGCCTCTACTATTTGAGGCCGACTATCATTTTTACATTTATTGCATTTAACAGAAATTCCCTTAGTCGGAATTCTTATTTGTTTAGTCGTTTGCATTTGAATCTTAGCAAAATGTGAAATATTTTTAATTTCTGCATCGCATAAAGAACAATATACTTTATTACTACGCGGATCCAAATAAGGCTCTTGCGCTTTTTGACACACAGGACACATCGCAGAAACTTTCACACAACCTCCTGTAAAGCTTGAATCATACTATCAGTGAATTCTGGATAGTCTACATGTAATACTACCTTTTGATTGCCGACTCCATTGACCCCTAATTTAGTAAGAATGATTTCATCTTTATGTTTAGATTTAGCCGGCACCATTACCTCTTGAGATCCTAAAATAGTTCTAACTGTTTTAGTAGTGCCAGTAATAGCCTGGACTAATGGAATAGAAACTGTACAAACTACATCTGTCCCATGTAATGATAACTCCGGATCGGCTTCTACTGACACCGATAAATGAGCATCACTATATTGATCCAATGGGCCAAAAGTAGTAATGAAATTACCCATATGACTTAATCTTAAGATATTTCCATTTTGGATACCGCCTGGAACATTAACACTAATAGCCGTATCAGTGGTCAAAGTTCCTTGTGAATTACATTTCACACAATTTTTAGTCTCTACTTTGCCATAACATTTATTACAAGTAGTAACAAAAGTCATATGACCTTGAGTTACTACTTTTCTCCCTTTACCTTGACATTCCGTACAATTACTGGGGATGACAGTCTTACCATTACCTTGACACTCAGTACATTTAATTTTTCTATTAAACTTTAGTTCTTTCTTGCATCCTAAAATAGAATCTTTAAAAGAAATATTAATATGCAAAGATACAGGATCTGCCGGATGAATAACTTGTTGATTCATTCCAAAAGGATCCATATTCGCAAATGGATTAAAGCCTTGCCAAGGAATTTGCGCGCCCTCTTCTTTGCCCGAGGTGACCACTTGGTAAGCTTCATTTATTTTTTTAAACTTTTCCTCGGCTCCGGCTTCCTTGTTAATGTCCGGATGAAATTCTCGAGTTAATTTCTTATATTGCTTCTTCACGGCTTCAGGGTCGGCATTGGGCTGTACTCCCAGAATATTATAAGCTTCACTTAATTTCATAATACCTTATTTTTTCTTTTAATTTTTCCAGTTACTATAAATGCATAATATAGCGCTACCGCCAAACCGTCAGCCATGTCAAAATTTTCAATTTTGATGGCGCCCTTTTTTTTACCTTTGGCCGAGCGCTCGTAAGGAAATGTAATCTTTAAATGGTGGGCCACAAGCTCCGGAATATCTTCTTTTTTTGGCAGCGTTTTATTTAATTTTAATCCGTGACGGATGGTCATTACATTAAATAAGCTCGGGCTCTTTTTTAAAAAATCGAAGGCGCACAGCCCAATCATACGATTAAAAGTAGTCAATGTAATAATCGTTTTCGCCGTACTCTTGCCTTGCATAAATTGTATAATATCTTCAATGCCAATTAAATCGGGCTGGTATTTATTCATTATTTTTTGAATCTCATCTCTAGTCGAAACAATTCTTTCAATAATCGAGCCTTTTTTATTCGGTTTAAGATAGGAGACCGCTACTAAACTAATGTTATTATTAGCATCAATATCTAACACTCCATAACCAATGGTCGTAGAAGAACAATCTATCCCTAAAATCCGAGTCATATTTCTCACTTTTATCCAATAAAAAAGGGCAAGTTACTACTTGCCCTTTTAAATTACTACCTATTTTTTAGGTCATTCTGCATCACTATTATAGGCCGGAAATGCATCATCCATATCTTCGTCATCGGTCATGCTGACGACTGCTGGTTTAGCTACCGGTTTAGCTCCCGCCTTTTTCATCGCAGGCGCTCCTGCGGTGGCAAATTCACCAACGCCATTGATTTTATCCATTCTCTTTTGAACGGCATCTGGCATTAATGGAGTGGCTCGGCGTTTCAAATCATCTAAATCAACATTGTCTTTAATTTGTTGATCTGCCGCCGACAAAGCCTCTTTAGAAATAGGTTGCACTGAATAATATCCAGTTGCTCCGCCATTTTTATCTACCACAATATCAATATCATATTTGGTCGGATCTCCCCATCGTTGAGTATTGCGCGCTAACTTACGAATTTGAGAAAAGACAGCAAAAGAAATATCTAAGATTTTATAAGTTCCAGTTTTTCTGGAAATTACTCCCAGAAACCATCTGGGTTTGGCCTTATCACCTAATTCACAAAGGGGACAGCTGCCATGGATAGCTGAACAAGAAATCTTCTGTCCAAATCCAGGATCTCCTTCTTTCTTATATTTGTGTACTAAATATTGAAATGGTTGAGTAATTAATCTAATTTCGTTAGATCCTTCCTCTAGTCGAAGGAATAAATCTTTACTATTGACATTTTTTTTATTATCGCCGCCAAAGACGTCATCATTCCAGCTAATTTCACCAAAGGTTGTCATATGTATCTCCTACTTTTTTATCTACTGTTATTTATCTATTGTACACTATGTACTTTTATATTAACAATTATTTTAGTATCGTGTGACTACTATCATTTATTCATGGTAAACTGTACAAATCGAGTTCTAGTACGATCTTTTTCTCGGAAAAATTTCACACTAATTCTTTGATTACGTAAACGATTTACAACTTTATTTAACACTACTCTTAAGTTAGCAGGATTTCTGGTCACTAAGGCGCTACCATTAATGGCAAACATTAACTCAGTCATCGTTCCTAGCCAATTTTTCTTACGGGTAACTAAAGTCTTAACTCGATTAAAAACAATCTCTTCTGAGGTGGATTTTTTCGAACTTTTATTACTATTAAATGTCATTTTATTCCCTTTCTTTTACTATTTTCAATACACAAACGATTAAATTATTTAATCAAACTAGACGGCTTATTGGCATTAAATACCAAGCTTCGAATACTATATACCCGATGCCAGGGTATCATTAATTCTAAAATTTGCTCTTTCGGCGTGACTGAAAGAATTTCACCAAATTTTTTCACTAACTCTTCTTCTAATAAAGAAGAATAAATTCCTTTTACTTGAATAAACCCATTCAAAGTTTCTGGCTTATCTAATGATAAAAAGTATATTTTTTTAGGCTGTTTACCCATGTTATCTAATAATTCAACTAGATAACATGGCTTTTTAGTGATATTGTTAATGGTTGGCAAACCTACCGTTCCAATCATAAAATCTTTATCAGTCATCTTTTTTACCTTTTTTCGATTTTCCAGCCTTCTCTAAACTTTCGGCTTTTTTAGCTTCTTGCTCTAATCTCTTAGTTTCTAACTTAGAATCTCGAGCATGATTAATCTTAGCTAATAATTCTGCCGCTAACTCACCATCAGATTGAATAGCTTCGCAAAACTTAGCAAAACCAACCCATTTTCGCTCTCCATATTCATGAGTCACACTAGTGGGTTTTTGCACTACATTATAATCTAAAGCTAAGGTGGCAATTTCTTCATGCTTATCAATGACTCCAATACCAAAATCTACTTTAAATTCACACTTGCGTGGCCAAGGACCAAATTTAGACTTTTCGATCGTAGCTCGAATGGTTTGCCCAATTTTGTTTTCTTTTTCATCTAAAATTTTAGCATCAGCCCGATTGACAGGTTCAAAATAGACGTTAGCACTCAAGAAGTGAGCATAAGTATTGCCACCAGAAAAAGTATGATCGGAACCATAAGGATCCATGCTGGTTTTCTTATGATTAATGATAATTAATGGGCAATTGGTTTTAGAAAGAGCTAAAGATAGCTTGCGGAAGGTGGTGGTTAAGAAGCGGGCTAGGAGGGAGATGTTCATTTTGCCAACGGCGGAGATGTCTTCTCCGGGGGGAATAATAGAGCCCAACGAGTCCAGCACAATCAAATTAATATCAAACTCCTTATTCGCCACCTTATCTAACAAACCATCTTTAGCCTGACCTTTTAAGGTATGCGTTCTCACATCTTCTTTCGGTACCCCTAATAACATTTCAAAACATTTACGACCATTGACTGCCGTATCGCCTTGAATCAAAATAATACGAGAAGTATCTAATCCTAGAGATTCTGCCCAAGTAGGCGAAAACGTCTGTTCCGCATCAATAAATACCTGGTCTGCTGAAGGATTTTGTTGCTGAGCTTCCTTAATAGCTAACATGGCTAATAAGGTTTTACCACTACCCGGAGCGCCATAGTATTGAATGAGTCTGCCTTCTGGCAATCCTCCAGAAGATAAAGCATCATCTAAAATAAATGATCCCGTTGAAATAACGGGTAGCTTTTCTCCTACCGTTTCATGCGCCATTTTAAAGTCTAATTGTTCTTCGTTGTCAGAGTATGTTTTAAAAAAAGAATCGTAATTTTTCATGCTTCCTTCTATATCAGTTAGTAATTTTGTTAAATACGTGGTTAATTTATTTGAATAATACCGTCGGCCATCAATTTCTAATAAATTCAGGTTATTATTAAAGCAAAAAGACCGAAGATAATTATCTCTAATTTGTTGTTTTTGAAAGGCTTGAGTTGACTTAGCTAGCGATCTATTACCAAAACGAACGGGAGCATAATGCTGATGACCATTATATTCAATAATTAAACGCAACTCTGGCACATAAAAATCAACATAATATTTGTTAACTTCTTGATTATTAAAAGCCCGAATATCTTTTTGAGTTTCAAACTTAATATTTAAGTTAATCAATAGATCATTAATTAGTGTTTCGTTTTTTCTTAACTTGTGACATTTGGGGCAATCACATTGATCAATTAAGATAGTATGTGGGGTGGTTAACCATTGATAATGACACTTTTTGCAACTAAACCAGATTTTAGTTCGACTATTAATATAGTCTCCGACTCTTTGCGTCGGCCGACCTAGTAAACGTTGGTCTACAATTTCATTAGATAAAGGGAGCGACTTGGCACAGGCTGGGCAGCCTTTGCCATGCAAGATATTATCAGGTTTAGCTAGCCACTGATAATCACATAGTGCGCATTGAAAAGTAATTTTTGTTTTAGCAGTAATGACTGAATCTATTCTTTTAATGGAAGATGGGAGTCGAGCATCTAAGATAGCATCAGTTAATTTAGCAATTCTACTCATATCCTTCGGGAATTTTAGTAGTAGAATTATATCCTAAGACAGTTCTTCTTAATCCCTGAGCAATATCTTTATAGTGATGATGACTTCTAATCAGAATATCATATTTTTTTTCCAATACAATTTTAGAAGCTTTAGCTTTGGCTAATTTAATCTGAACCTCTTCTACCTCTAGAGAAGACTCTCCGGCCCATTTTTTCATGTCTAAAGTAGTTCGCTCTCCATCCGGAGCTTTATATTCTAAAGAGACTTTATTTTTAGTTCTATTAACTTTAGCCTCTAAATATCCAACTGTTTTAATAATCTTGCCGAGATATTCAGAAACAATATCCGCTCCTCGCAACGCTTGCTGTTGTAAAAACTCGGCATGAACTAAGTCCAAAGCATCTGTCTCTTGTAAATGTGTTAATACTTTCTGTATTTCGGTAAAATCAAAATTAATAAAATCTTCTTCTAATTCTGTCCCTAAAAAATCACCAAGTCTTACTGTATGGCTCATATGTAACCCTTAATTTCTAGAATCTAATTCTAACGAATGAGGTAGATTCTTAGCTAATTTTTCCTGCAATTGATTTAATTCTTGAATTTTATTTTTCATTTGCTGAGAGATTTCACCTACTTGTTGATACATTAATCTTAAATGTTGATGCTGAAATAAAGCCATCAAAAATAAGAATACCTCAAAAGAGGTTCTAAATCGAGACGGAGGTTTGAGAAAAATGATAATTCCATTATCATCTGTTTCAAATAGATCTATAAATAGATCTTCGCCTTTATTAGTAGCAGTAGTATAAGATTTTACAATCTTTTGATACATGGCCCATTCATCATCGGTCATCTCTAACTTTTTATTATTTACAATATGAATTGACATCATTCACCTATTATCGACGAAAAGACCCTTTCGCGCCAGTTAGCAAATTTTTTCTGGATTCTGATAATCCAGCTTGCATTTTTTGCAAAGCGGCTAAATCTTTAGCATTAGCACCATCTCTATTATTACCATTTTTGGTAGCCGCTGCCATTAAATTAGCTTGCAAAATAAAATCGCCTCCCGGCAAATCATCACTATCTAAATCATTAGAAGTAATGGATGACCCAATCATATTATTAGAAACTAATTGCTGATATTCTGCAATGGCCTCTGGATCAGCATTTTCCATTAATTCTGGAGATAATACCATGTTGTGATTGCTAGTCGTTAGTCCTTGAGATCCTGCCTTTTTAATTTGTTGAGCTAAAGCTTTTAAATGCTGAGTTTTTTCGGCCGGCAACACATTATGCTTAATTACTTCCGCTCTCTTAAAAAAGTCATTGGTTTTTTCTTCTGGCTGAATCTTCTCTACCATGACCTCTTCCTCTCCTTGCTCGGTGGCCACTTTAACCGTGAATTTTTGAGAGTCTTTTCGATCAGAAGCCGCATGATAATGACTGTTTTTAATTAGATCTTTAGGTACATATTTAATGATGTCTTCCGAATCCGTTTTAATATACGAGTAATTAGATAACATCCAGTCATTTAATGCTTCTGGATAAGCAACTAAACTTTCCATGGTTTGACGCAATGAGCCAAATAAGTTTTTTAAATGCTCCTCCATAATATGTTGCCCACAAAAGGGGCAAATATTAACATCAATAGCATGCGCCCATTTAGGATTGATTTCAATTTCACACGATATACATTTCATTATTTTTCCTTAGGTCAACGATCGCTCTAATTATTCTAGGATTACTAGAGTAATATATCACCGCGCAATTATTATAATTAATCGTTATCCGGATCGGTATCTAAATCAATTAGACCCTCATCATATAATAAATCTTCAATTTCATCCAAAACATTTTTCGCCTCAGTCACCGGCTCTTTATTTTTTAATTTAGCTTCCTTTAAATTGACTCGCTTGGCTTTTAAATCAGTAGGTAAAGCTGGAATTGGAGAAATATCTAATAATTCTTCTAAAATAATGCCAACTTCATCTTCATAAGTATTAACACTGCCAGAAAAACTTAAAGCCAAGCCAACATCAAATATAGCTTTGCTATTTAATTCTTTTAATCGTTTCTGTATTAATTGCCAACGATCTGGAAAAATAGTACAAGAGCATTGGTCTCCTTCTTTATCTTCAATAATAGCTTTCACCATAGATTGACCATAATAACTACTTGTCTCTTTTTTAACTTTGAATTCGAAGAAATCTTTAACTATTCCTTTAATGGGCGAAATCTTGGTTTTGTTGTTAGCTTTTTTAATTTCATAAATAACATGATGAGGGCTTTTGAAAAACTTACCATACGCCTCAGGCGCTTTACAAATAAAAGATTCTCCTAAATAATATTGCTCTAACGCATATTGTTCTGACAATGACCAATCCGGTTCCGAAGGCCAAGGATAAATAAACTCTTCTTGTTGAGGGTCATGTTTCTTTAACCAAACTTGTAATTTCTTTCTAAAATCTGAACAATATAAGAAAATAAGCTTTCTAGGGATACCAAATTTTTCTAAGGCACCAGCTGCCGCTAAGGCTTGAATACTATTAGCTCTGACTTTTTTGGAATCCACTCGATGCATGAAATCAAAAAAGCTTTTGAAAGGACGTTTTTGAATAATATCTTTAATCGCATCGTCTCCCACGAATTTTAAAGAATCTAAACCGGTTAATAATTTATTACCTTCAGAAATAGTATAAGTCAAATTAGACGAATTAATATCCGGAGGAGAAATCTTAACCTTGTGTGCTTTTAATTCTTTCTTAATTTTATTGATATTACTCCCTGCATCTGGAGCATTAGATTTTACTTCGGCCATTAAATTAGCCAATAAAAACTCAACCGGATAATGGGCCTTTAAATAAGAAGTCTTATAACTGGTCATGGAATATAAGACCGCATGAGAGTTTGAGGTTAACATTCCATTCGATAAGTAGAATTGATGATCCGGATGATCTACTTCCAAATCACACGTAGCATGATTGCCAATGTATTTAATAGTTTTAATATTAGTCATGATTTTGAGCTATTATATGCCTCTCCGATTTTGTAAACACCTGGTTGCTTTGATTTAAGTATTGCTTCTATTTGTTGAAGGCTTTCTGGTTTGAAATAAGATGCATCATGTTTAATTTTATTAATATTTTTAGTAGTATAAACAAATTGATCGTAGCTAATTCTAATTAGAATCCAATTGTTAGATGTAATAACTTTTTCTAATTCTTGATCTCTTAATTTAGTTTTTAAGAGAACAGAATCGCCAAAAATAGGCTTAAAATGAACTTTACCATCAAACTCTATATAAATTCTATTATCCAAATCAATTATATCTACTTGTTTCTTCTTAGAAAAATTAGTAAAATACTTAGATTTTATAAATTGGTTTCTTTTAAAATTAAAAGGTTTTAATTGCGAGAAATAATTAAATAATATTCTTTCTGGTTTACTTTGAAATGATTTAATCATTGGAGCGGTACATTGGTTATAAAATAACTCTGGGTTTTCTTCTCTCCATTTTTGTAATTGCTTAGTTCTTTTTTCTAAAATTTCTGGTTTAGCAGAGGTTATTTTGGCCGATTTAGAAGATTTAATCCGCATATTCTCTGTTTTATTAATAGTAGCCATTAACTCGGAACGTCTTTTTCGTTCTTCCGGATTTGACATTATTGCCTCTTTAACAGCTGTAGATAACTTTTTTCTATATTCGGTTAAATCTGTGCCATTTAAATGAGCACGAGTAATCCACTCTCTATTATATTGACCGCTTTCTTTATAATTTTTAGAAGCCTCAGTGCAAATTAAACTTCCATATTTTTCACGATATTCTTTATGAGATATATTGTGCTTCTTAGTAACATGTGCCCCTAGACTTCTTGCATGTAAATTACAAATCTGGCAAATTACATAATCTGTACCCAAAATGAGTTGTGCATATTTATTTTGGCATTTTTGCTGACAATTTTCCAAATGTCGTTGCACAGTAAATTCTTGACAGCAATACTGACAACTATAAGTTTGACTATTTTTCTTAGCACATGAGGTGCAAAAATCAAATCGCGGCCTCTTAAGAAAAACCTTAAATTGTTCTTGTATCTGACACCCACATGAAAAATTAAAAGATATTTTAGTTCTATTACCTTGATAGTCTTCCATTAAAGAAACATTTGATCTAAATGGTTCTGGAATTTTTTGAAGATAATAATCTATTGGTTTGCTGACATTTCCCATTTTAACCTAACACTATTGATAAATTGTCTCTTAAGATTTGCCATAATGGCACCATCTCTTTATTTTCTTGAATTCTAAACTTATGATCCATAGTACATTTGACTGTTTCGCCGGTTTCTAATTCTACCTCTACTAAAGGTAAAATACCATGATCATGATTCGCCTTTACTTCGACAAAAATCTCTTTTTGAGTAGCTTCATCTCGTGAACGCACATATTCTCCTGGTTTTACTTCTCCTATAGGTTTAGACTTTATAAATCTACCATCATTAGAATATATATCAATCATTTCAAAAAGGGACAAGGAACGGTTGAACCCATATCCCTGGAAAGGCTCAATTACCTCACTCCATATACGTTGAGCAATTAATTCTTGAACGCCCATTTTAACAGAATCAGCAATAAATTCTGCTTTCCATTGTTGGACCTTTTTAGGATTCTTACCTTTTTCTTTAGTTAATTTTCTTAATCTATCAGCTGAGTGCAAGCTCCAACCAGCAATATCTTGAGCCAGATACATTAAACATTCTTCATATAATCCGAAGCCATAAGTACTATTAAAAGCTCGAGCTAATTTAGAATGCAATAAAGCAACCGGCTTACCTCCATTTTTAGTTTTAATGAAATCATTTCTCATCTCACGAGCGGAGGGTCGGGCCAAGGCATTAATATTGGCTAAATCATTGATACTATCTGGTTTAATTCGACGGCATAAGTCTACGGTACCAGCACTAGTCCCTAATTGAAAGACGCAAAAGGTATCGCCATTAGCAATCAAATCATAAGAAGGAGCATCATGAACATCATAATCTAATTGATCGGGAGGCACTTCTTTGCCGCGTTCTTTAATAATACGATAAGTTTCTCCAATAATATCTAAAGTGGAGAGACCTAAAGTATCCATTTTAACTAGACCGTTTTCTTCTGCTTTATCTTTATCATATTCAATAGCTAGGGCACCATCTTTATCTCGTCTCAGGGGAATTAATCCGGTTAGTGGTCGGGCAGAAATAATAATTCCTCCGGCATGAGTAGACCAAGCTCGATATTTTCCGCAAATGCTTTTATACTTTTCTAATTCTGGATATTTTTTACAATATTCAGCAAATAATGGAACTTTAGCTAACGCATCATCAATGGAATGAATATCTGATGGAATGCAATCGGCAACATCATTACCAATCCGAACGGCTTCTTCTCTGGAGCCGCCTAATTCGCAGGCTCTCGCAATATCGCGAACATACACCTTGGGGGTAATAGTATTAACGTTAGAGACGTGGGCTACGTGTTCCTCTCCATATTTTTGGCGAACATAGGCTTGGACTTTTTCGCGACCTGAGGGGGCGAAGTCGGTGTCTATATCCGGAAAGCTGCTCTTCTCCTTATTATGAAATCGAGCAAAAATCAGATCATACTTAATCGGGTCTGCTTGATGAATTCCTAGTAAGAAAGCAATTAAAGAGCCTCCTACACTATTATGAACTATTCCACTGGTAGTAAGATAGCTATGATCATCTGGAACAGTAAAATCATAGACAAAATCAGCAGTAGTTTCCACTATACTAACTACTTTACTATAAAAACCTTGATTTGTTCGGTGGATATGTGGATTAGGTTTAGTTTTAATTCCATTAAAAGCAATGGTAAAAGCAGTAGAGGTAGCTACTTGATATCTTTTCGGGTTTTCTTCTGTATAAATAGAGGAGGGGAGTGATAAATAATTTAACGCTTCTTTTACTTGCAGAGCTAAAGTTTGGCTAGTAGTTTTTATTTTTTCATAATTATTAACACAACCATCTGATTCTAATAATCCTAATAACAGATGACGAATTAGTTCATCAGAAAATAAACGAAAAATATTTGGCATATGTTTAGTTTGAGAACTATGATAATTCGGAAATAATTCTTTAAATAAAGAATACATAGCCTTATTAGAAACAGTTAATAAGGTATTATTATTTTTTCTATTTTCTTGGCAGACATAAAATCCTAGTTTAGTGAGATAGGATTTTATTTTTTCTCGACCTACGATATCTTTACTATTAAAACAGATAGAAATCCCTTTATTTCCATGAAAGGATCCATCACCGATCCATCGGCCTAATAAATAAGCGAAATCATTATCAATTTTAATAAATCTTTGAATTCGGCTATATTTATAGTTTTTATGATTGACAAAATCTTGAAGAGACGACCCAGTAGAAGACAGGTATTGTTGAAGTAAATTAATTTGTGTATCAGCAATAGGTTTGTTATTTTTGATTTTTCTCAAACTTTCAAAGCTGATTGGAGATACTTTATGTAAAGCGCGTAAAGAGAGGGGGCTAGTAAAGTAAATTTTGCTGACAATAAAATCATTTTCTATGATTGAGTCGCTGTATTGAGCAAGATCAATATCTGATAAGTTGTCAATGGAACGATTTAATTTAGGAGTAAAGAAATAATCTCCTACTTTTATTTGGTGAGCCGGCACCCATTCCAAGTGGGGATTAAAGCTTTTAATTTTACCTTTAACTTTTTTAGGTGGGTAAAAATAATATTTATCTAAATCTTGAGATTTAGCAATTAGCACCTTATGATCCGAAGTCATGGTGAGGTCCGTAAACGATTGCTGTGTTTTAAACTTTAATAATTTTTCATTGGATACGTCAAATTTAAATAATTTAGAAATAGTTTTCATATTTCCAGTATGACTAAACACAGTATCTGTCACAGACAGGTCTTTGATTAATTTAAATCCTTGAGTAGTTAAGACTTGGGTATCACCCGTGAGGCAGCCTCGACCTTCTCCTACGGCAATCTCATTACGACGAGCCCAATTAATATAATCTGCCACAATTAACATGTAGCTAGAAAAGCCATGATATTCAATAACATCTAGCTCTTCTAACAAGCGCTGTTGATAGTTTTCCATATTATCAGGAGATAAATCCTTAATACGAGAGGAAAAAGCGGCTTGACATTTAAATCTCAAATATTGTTTATCAATATCTAATAATTTAACTTCTGGCGGTTGAAGTTCCAGCCAGTGTACAAATTCAGGATAATCTGTCTCATCTTTGACCGGGAAGATCGGTAATTCTTTTCCAGAAGGATTAGAGTATTTAGGGTCAATCCAATCTGGAGTTTCGCATAAATTGGCGAAATATACCGTATTATTACACCATTCTTCTGCTAATTCTTCGCCATGATTTCTAGCAAAGAAGTTTTTAACTTCTTCGGCAGATTTAAGATAAAAATCTGGTACATTATATTTAATTCTAAAATTAGAATATTTTGGTTGATGAGAACCAATAGCTAGAAAAACATCATGAATATCATGATCTTCTTTCTTCACATAATGAGCATTGCAGGTGGGCACAATTTTAATATTGTGTGTTTTGCCCAAATTAATCAGCTTCATATTGAGAAATTGTTGATCAATTTCATCATTATAAATATTAGAGCCCCGCTTCATATTATTGGGAAGAATTTCAATGCCTAAATTATCTCCAAATAACTGTTTCAGTTTCAGGACAGTAGTTTCTACTTCATCAAACTTTTTATTCATTAATAATTGGCTAATGATTCCATTGCCACAACCAGTGAGACAAATTAGCCCGTTATAACATTGTTCTAACAACTTCCAATCGACAATAGGATATACTCTCTTGCCAATAAAAGAGCCCTGATCAAAGCCCTTTTTATTGAGAGTGAGTAAGTTCTTATAACCATTAGCATTTTTAGCTAACAGGGTTAAATGTCTAAATTTATCGGTAATATTTTGGGCATCTTCTACAAAGTAGATTTCACAGCCCATAATAAGTTTAACGCCAGTCTCTCGGGAAGCTTTTAAGGAATCCCAGGCTCCGGCTAGTGTGCCGTGATCTGTGACTGCGACTGCAGATTGGCCCAATTCTTTGGCTCGATTAAAGAGTGCTTTGGGGGACATTAAAGAATCAAGAATAGAGAAATCCGTCTGATTATGTAACGAGACAAAGTCAGTCATATTATATCTTTATAGGTAAGTATTATGAGGCTATACATATCAACTCACAAATGAGTTATTCCGACTAAGAATAGTCGGCGTATGCAGCACCAGGGAATACGGTTAAGGTAACAAGATAGATTTTATTTTTATTTCGTCAAGGTCGGTACGATTTATATATAATTTTTCCTGAATTTTAAACTTTTGCTTCCAAAATTCTCGATGGTTAGTTTTTTTAATTAACAATTCTTTTAATTCAAAGAAGTTGATTCTTTTTTTATTATTTAAGGAATGAGCCACTGCCGTCACAGCATCCCAGTGTTCTGTTAACTCTTGATTAATTTTTTTAATTAATTTCTTCTTATATTGGTATCTTTTAAGACCCGGTTCGGCTAAATTAAATTTAATTATAATAGATAAGGCTTCAGCGATATCAGTCGAGGAGCCATTTTTTAGAAACATAGGGAAAGAATCTAATCCAGAAATAGATTTAAATAGCTTTTTTTCGGATATTAATCCTGCATAACACAGGCAAACCTCGCTTTCAGCCAGGGCCAATTTTAATTGTTCATCCTGAATTTCGTCTAATTCAGGAGGATTATAATAGGTAATTCCATCAATTCTTTTGGTTTTCTTATTTTCAAAGACTTGCACCGATTCAACATTCATACCATGAAGTAAGCCATAAATAGTATGGCCTGCCTCATGGTAGGAAGTAGATATTAAATCATGCAAGGAATGAAACTTTTTTCTAACATGAACAATGGAATTAGTGCTACTAGCCATGGTTTACTCCACCTGCTGAAGTAACACCTCCAAATTATTGATCTTTTGGGTGCATTCAGCTTCATTTCTCTTGCACTTAACTGTTAGTCTATCAGAACCTAACGGGCCGTTCAAAATAAAGTCCGAATTATCCACATAAAGTATTCCTGCGGCAGTAAAATGTGGAGTTTCTTTAAAACCTTGAGAAACCAAGAAAGCCAAATGATTTTTAGATAATGGCCTATCAGTTTTAAAAATAATCGCGGTTTTACCACAGCAGGATTGGATATTAAATTTAGTTACTTTCACGTCAATCCTTATTATCTAAGTCGACACCTTTGCCTTCTAATAAGAATAATGCATATTTAATTTTAGCCGTTTGAGCCTTAATAGCATCTGTATAAGGTGCTTTATACTCTTTAACCAACTCTTGAGCCGCAATTAATTTGCTATTATTTTCTTTATCTTGGTCAATAGTATAGATATTGCCTTCACAATCTACGATAATTTTTTTTAAATCATCTATACTCGCAGCATCAGCAATATCTTTAAATTCTGGCATTGCCTGAACTACTTTAAACCATTTTTCTGGAAACGAACTAGGGGCTTGGGTATCTTTTTTCTTACTCATATTTAATCTCCTCAATCAATAAGTTGAACTTTTTTAGTCACAAAATCCATCGCATGCTCATCTCTAATTCGAGCAAACAATACTTGTAAATAGCCGCTCTTTTGCATTTGCTGCACTACTTGCTCTAATGGTTGTTGCATATTAGATTGCATTAGATTTCTCTTAATCATATCAAATACTTCCTGATCAGTTAGTTGTGCCTCTGGGTTATCATCTCTAATTCTATCTAGAATCAGAGATAGCTTAACATTCTTAGCCGCCATGGCTACATACATATCTTTATCTTCATCTCTCAAAGCATTCCAATCTAATTTAGCACCATGGACTAAATATTGAGCTTCTGATAAAGCCATCCAATTAGGAACGTTAATTTCATGCATCTCGACTAATTTAATAGCTACCGCTTCATTAATAGATTCCTTAACTTTATTTTCTACCGTGGCCATCGCGGTGGCGCCTACGGCCATTCTTAATTCTTGTAGGTCTTTCTTGCCTAATTTTTGACCCAAGGTATCATCTAATGGATGAGGTACATTTTTAGAACCCATATTAAGAGTTACTTTTAAATGTACAGTTTTGCCACTGAGAGAAGGTAAGCTATTTTGCGGTACTACAATATCAAATTCTCTAGTTTCACCAATAGACATCCCTAAGACATTGTCATCAAATTGCGGCAAATTACTATGGCCAACTGTAATCATTTCTCCAGTGGCTGACAAATGAGGCAATACTTCACCATTAATAGATCCTTCATAATCTACAATCACAGTATCTCCAACTTGGACAAATTCATTATCGGCATAGGGTACAGAATCGCCATATTTGACTCGTAATTCCTGTAACATTTTTTCAGTTAATTCCGTCACCGTCAAGGCTTCATGTGGTCGAGGAATCTGCATACCATCATAAGTCATGAGTTGAAATTCTGGTTTAGTATGCATTTCAAATTCACAGACAAATTTACCATCTACTAAAATAGCTGAATTTAGCTTCGGTGCTCCATGAGGTCGAAGTTTTTTTTCGAATAAAGCATTATGATATGCCTCTTCAGCTAAAGCAACTTTCAATGCATCTTCGATTTGGGTACGATAATGCATTTTGATAACATCTGTCGGAACTTTTCCAGTCCGAAATCCAGAGACAGGCGCTTTTTTAAAGCGAGCAACCACCTCTTCTTTTTTATCTGATATTTCACTCGGTTCAGCAGTATACTGAACGCATAATTTACACGGCTCAATTTCTCTTACTTCAATGTGCATATTTCCTCTTTAGTTAAAATTAACTGGTAACATTTATTCTATAACACTTATTTTTCTAGCGCCTTCTATAATATTTTTTTTAGCAGATAATGGCCTTAAATTACTTAAGGCCCAACATTCTTGAAAAGCCGAATCTTCCATGGAAGTATACATAAAGCTACTATGTGGGATAATGTGGTCTAACTGCCAAGTCCAAGTAGAGGGATCATCATCGTTCCATTTTTCGGGACAATAAACGCCCCAATTGGACCACGACATCCAGGGTTCGAATTGTTGTTCTAAATGAAGTTTTAATTCTTCGATAGAATAGGGCAGATGATTAATAACAGAGCCAGACTTAATTCCTTTTAAGTAAAATCTAATTAACACAGAAACTGTGTGTCTTAGTTTAATGATAGGTTGTTGACGATAGTGTCTAGTCCACGCATTAGTATGTTCCTTGTTAGAAGATTTCCAATTTTTAATCCTAGTTAGGATTTTATGTTTATTATCTTGATAATAACGCTTTTCTTCTGTAAGATGAGAAGCGTGGTATTTTTGGATCGCTAATTGTCTTCTGGTCGGATTATTGCGTTGCCATTCTTTTATTTTTAACAGTCTTTCTGCTGAAGATTGTTTGCTTTTTAATTTAGGTGTTCTTTTACTTTTTAAGTAAAGATTTCTACATTGTTTACAGAAAGATTTACCACTAGCAAAATCATCGGGAAATATCTTTTGAAGATTACATTTGGTACAGTTTTTATATTCCGTTACCATGCCACTTCGCCATACCGAAGGGAGGGTTCGAGCATTTTTTTTCCTTCCGGGCACAAGGAGGCGTAATCGCAGAATCTGCACAATGCACTCGGATTCGCCTTAAATTCCTTCTCTGTCATCATTTGATTGACATAATCAATATACTTTTTTTCTACTTCCATGACTTCTGGTTTATGGAATTCAGTTGTAATATACTCAAAATCATGACGCAACATGACATAAGACGCTCTAACTTTTTCTATAGTTGGGTCATCGGACATGATGACATACGCATAAGTCATTAATTGAAAGAAATCATCTTTCAAATATTTGGTACTTTTACTGGTTTTATAGTCTGCCACATGAATAATTCCATCACTATCCAATTGGATTCTGTCAATGGCACCATTGAGAACTATGGTCTCTCCTACTTGGAGTTCAAATCTTTTTTCTACCGCAATGACATTCGCGGGATGTCCATTATTTTTTTCGGCCGAAATCTTTCTTAAATATTGATCAATAATGGCCCAACATTCTTTTTTCATTTCAGGTGTCATTTTCTCCTGAAATTCTTTCAAGGCTAACTTATATGATTGCCCCATGGTTACATGATAAGGAGCGTCAGAACCTTCAATATAAACCTTATGAAACTCTTCAAGTACCATGTGACAGAATTTACCAAAAATATGGAAATCCCAATCTTTTTTCGGCAGCTTCTCAACATAAGAGAATTTAAACTTAGCCTTACAATCTAAAAAAGTTTTCGTTTTAGATACGGAAACTCTGAAATTATCAGTCATAATATCTTTTTCTGTTGTATGTTATCATTATTATATAACCTAACAACAATGTCAATTAATTTGGGATATTTTTTAAACTGCCAGCTTATTTAATAATTTTATTGCTTTTATATAAATTGGCTTTAGAGCTTAATGGCCGTAAATTACTTAAAGCCCAACAATCTTGAAAGAGAGGGTCTTGTAGTGAAGTGTAATTAAATGTGCTATGAGGAATAATATGATCTATTTGCCAAGTCCAAGTTTGGGGATCCTGATCATTCCAGGAAGTAGAATAGGTACCATAATTATTCCAATTCATCCAGGGTTCAAATTGTTGTTCTAAATGTTTTTTCAGTTCCGCAATAGAATATGGAAGAAAATTCTTTACCGGTTGATAATTTTTTTTAATACAGGCACGAATATTGGCGGAGATGTTAAATTTTAAACGAAATAGAGGATCTGTTTGTCGTCTTAATTTCAAATTATTTTTGATGCGGATTTTAACGTCTTCTTTGTTTTTTTGATACCAAATTTTGGCTATTTGAGAATAATGTTCTTGTCGAGAAGCACGATATAATTTTTGTTTATCTGCTAATTTTTTTCTATTTTTCTCTTTAAATCTTTTATTTTTATCTCGAATTTTATCTCGATTACACGCTCGACAAGTTCGATACCAATAATGATGGTTAATGCCATTTCTTTTATTGGTGCCCTGTTGAAAATTGCTAGAATTTAGTTCTTTGTCTAGTCCACAGAGTTTGCACAGCATAAGGTTTAGAATAGTACTCGACGAGTGAAGGGGAGCCATTCAAATACAAACCCCGCCCCACTCTGCCTCGACAACGCCATCCCGGCCATATTTCCATCCCATCCACCATTTGGATTAAACGGAGCCGTGGAAATAATCCATTTATTACTCCACGTATCTAAATAATAATAAGTAATAGAATTAGTTCTAGGATTAAAATGAGACCTTAAAAAGGTGCCACTAGTCGGTGGTGCATCTAATCCGCTATTAAAGAAATTATTTCCATCTCGATTGATATTAGAATCTTCAGATGAAAAATGCATTCTATTAATAGACGGCGGCAGATTAGGGTCTTCAGTTGCTGCATCTTGAAAGACAACGAAAGCTTTAGGATCAAAAGTATTACTATTTTGATTCGTAGTTTCTGGGGGTTGAGGCTTAATATCGATAGTTACTTGTCCTGGCAAAGTGCCAATGCCATAACCGGGTTTATTTTGCCAATCGGTAGTTGAATACTTGATACTATAATTAGTAGTATTAAAAGGCTCATTAGTAAAAGCATTAGGATTACCAGCACCATCAAATCCAGTAGAAGTAGCTGGTAAGGCCGGATTATCGACGGTAATACCGGCATCTGCGGGATTTTCAAAATTAGCATTAGGCTGAATAGGGGTATTCCCGTAAGGATATAAACTAGGAATATTCTCGCCAGCATTAGCCGTAGTTCCTGAACGAGGCAATCTAGCATTAGTATTCTCTACTAAATTAGTTACATATGTTTCAGTAATAATAGAGCTAGTATCTATGCCATTAGTAGCTAAAACTTTTAGTGTAACTGTTAAGTTACTAGTAGGCATAGTAATTGGACTAGTATAAATATTAGAATATAAATTGGGAGTACTACCATCTAACGTATAAAAAATGGAGGAAGCAATATTAGTGGTAATAGCAATAGTTCTAGGAATTCCAGAAACTATTTGCTCAACTGATTCTTCGAGAGTAATGCTAATTACGGCCATATTCAACCAAGGTTAAAAATTTAGAGTTATGAGTAGTTAGTTTTCTTTTCAACATGATTCGGTATATTTTATGGGCCGCTTTACGAAACATCTTAGCAATATTTAAATAAACTTCATTTCCTTCTCGACGATATAAAATAATAAATTTGTCACAAAAATTCATATACTCAATATGAGGAGGAGTGCCCTCATAACTTCCCTGCTCCATAACCATTAATTTATATAATGCCATCACCAAAATAGATTTATAAAATTTATGCTCTCCACTAGCCATAAATTTTGGTACTAAATCTTCTTTAAATGGTTCAAAGCTCATCTTACAGAAT